CATGACCCCCTGTAGAAAAAGCCGGGAGGTATCTCAAGCCCCCCCCCGCTACCGGAGAAAATTGGGAGATTTGCGGGTTACGCATTGACGTAAGTACACGGAAAATGCAAAAGTGCACCGAGTGGATACAAAGAAACTACATGAAAGGCCGATTATGACCCCTGGATTTGATCTACGAGGAGCGTTAGCTGAGCTTGGCTGGAGCATTACAGATCTGTCGAAGCGGGTTGAGCGGACGCGGACGCAGGTGTCGCGGTGGGTGAGCGGTCATGTTGAGACGCCGATGGCGGTTGAGCGGTACGTGCGGTTGGTTTTGGAGGTGAGGCGCTTAGCGGATCGGCTTGGGGGGGATGTCCGGACGGTAGCGGATGGGGCCTGAAAAAAAATCGGTTTTGGCTGCGCCATATAGGAGAAGGAAGATGTTGGATTTTGGGAAGCCGGTTCGGACTCTGCACGGGAACCCTGTTGTGATCCTATGCACCAATGCACCGGGGCCGTATCCGGTCGTGGGGTATTACTGGACGGCGGACACGGTAGGGGCGGTGATGTGGTCCGTCGATGGGGTCGCATGGAATGAAACCGATCCTGATATCGAAAATTATGAGCCTCCCAAGTATGAATATTTGTGGTGGGACCTTGCGGATCAGGAGCGTTACTTCTGGGTCAGTGAGGTCGTGCCCAATGACTGGGAGACCATGCCAGGGGTCGGTCTATGGAAGCACAAGTTTAGCGGCCGCCGTCGGGTCATCGTGGAATAAAAAAATCGGTTTGGCTTCGCCACTTTTGGAGAGAGTTATGGACGATTACCCGGTATTGGTCGAAGGATGGTGGGCGCTCAAAGGCGTCGCTCTCGCCGTGGTTACATCAGAGACCCTGGTAAGATTCGAGCAGGATGATAGTCTGGTGAACGATTACATCGACCTCGTTCGGAGCGGTGTGGGTTACTTTAGGAGCTTGCCGTAATGGGGAGCCTGAACCCTCGGTTTGACCTGGATACAATAATCGTGGCGATCGGTGTTGCGTTCCTGGCTGGGGCTCTCGCCGCCACGCTCGTCATCACCTTCGTGTTCGTTGGAAAGGGACTCTTGTAATGGATGACTTCGCTCAAGCGCCGCTAAGCGTCGCTGAGATCCGCGCTGAAAAATCGCATGATGGCCGACTCTGGAGTCCGCGTGACGCTCTGATCTCGACTCTGCGCGATCTGGATAGCGGAAAAATAAACCCGGACGTCCTGGCCATCGTTTTCCGCGACAAGGAGCCAGATGGCTCGAACGGATATTGCTTCGTCAATTCGTCTCCGGACTCTCTGCTATCAATCGGACTCTTGGAACGGGCAAAGCTCGTCCTCGTCAACAACAGCGAATAGGGGCAATCATGGGCATTGAAAAAGAAATCCTCGACGAGAGATTCGACGAGATCCTCACCGAAGTCATGGCGGTCGTCACCAAGCACAATTCGGCGATTAACTCTGTCGCCGTTCTAGCTGAAGCGCTGGCCCGCGTCCTTGCCCTCGTCCCCGAACCCTACACACATGCCGCTATCAATGGCATGCTGAAGCGACTCGCTGAATGCCGGGATATTGTCGCGGCGTTCGCCGAAGAGGTCTCTGAACAAGAAGTGGCGGAACGATATGGCGCGAACTGATGAAACAATCGTCGTCAATACGACACACAGCAAAGAATTTCGGATCACCCCAAAATTCCGAAGCACCGGGTATGTCGGCATCGACGACTCCGGAAAAGAGGTGATCATTGCCCCGTATCGGGACACGTATCAAACCATCGAGCGCCGCGTCCTGCTGGACATTGCGCTCGACCACCTGACTGCCGTGCAGGAAATTTTGGAAATATTGGGGGCTGAAAATGGATGAATGCATGAAAGAGGTCTGTGTCGGCGTTACGCATGATAACCCGGACATGATCACTATCGGTTCAATGTCGGAATCATACCTTATTCTGACTCCGAACGAGGAGCTTAAACGCATCCTGAACCCCCAGCCGATGTATCCGACTCCATTTAAAACCCCTGATGTGCAGTGCCAGCAGGGATCGCCCATCCACCCCGGCCAGACTATTTGCTGATGTATCCGATTAGCCGGAAGGACGAGTTTGTCGCGCGAGCCATATCGATCGCGCTGGGGGAAGATCCTGATCAGTTGGTATCGATCACCCCGGTGGCCGTCAATGCCACCGGCAAGCCGATGTTTAACAAGCGGGATTGGCAACCCGCATGGACGCATCACGTTGCTGTTGCGCAGTCCGCTATCGACGCGGGGCATCGATATGATCAGGGAGTCGAGAACGTCATCCGTCAGGAGCGATTGGAAGTCGAATGATCAGTAATCCAAAATGCCCCATCTGTGAAGCTCTTCAGCGAAAGATAGATCAGCTTGTGGCTGAGAATGAACGTCTGCTGCGGTTGCTTAACCCCAAGAAAAAAGACCATGGGGAATAATTTGGTTTCCGCTTGACGGGGGATCGATTTGCGGGTTACGATTTATTTTTAACGCACTGAAAAATAAAGAGAAAAAATGGCAGATGAAGTTGATTTGATCGACAATCATGTCGAGATTGAACGGGAGCGGGCTATCGGGTCCGCTTCTGCTTTTGTGGAGTCGATGCCGACCGGAGTCCCCGGCGAGTGTCGTGAATGCGGGGAACATTCCCCACGTCTGGTCGGCGGATTGTGCGCCCCCTGCCGGGATGACATTGCACACCGTCAACGGAGAATATTATGAATGAAAAAGAATTTGGGTGGAAACTGCGGGAAATGACATCAGCGGCCGCCAAAGACAACACCGCCCTCTGCGATATGGTGTGGCAGCTCTGCTCGGTCGCATCAGAATTGCTGCTGTACATGTGCCAAGATAACCCGGACCCGGTTGCTGTGGCGCATGACGGAATAGCTCAGTTGCAAAAGGACATGGAAACCCACGTTCAAAATACGCATCTCAAAGTGAAGACTCTCGGTGCTTTGGCCGCTGAGAGTCCGTCTTCCTCTGTAAATTAACTATTGTGGGTTACATCCCTATCGGGTAGTGTAACCCACAATTAATTTTTGGAGGGGAACATGTACTTCAAAGAAAAAGACGCCGGAACAAAATGGTGTCCGTTTACGAGCTTCTCCATGGCTGGGGAGACGCCATCCAATCGGTATCCCGGCATGGAAGTCACCGTCGAGACGACTGGCTGCAAGGGGCATGAATGCGCCGGTTGGCGCTGGAAAGATCCGTCGAAGACAGACAATGTCTGCGAAGGTGGGTGTGGCCTCGCCTATCGTCCCAACGGATACTGATATGCAGTCGCGGCGAATGTCCTTTATCGAGAGCGTCGTTGCGACGGCAATCGGGTTCGGGACTGGAATTCTGGGACAGCTATTGATCTTCCCGCTCGTCGGAATGCAGGTCAGCTTCGATAAGAATATCGTGATCGCAGCGGCATTCACCGTGATATCTATCCTGAGAGGATATTTCGTCCGCCGACTCTTTAACTGGATACACCTTCACTGGATTTGATATGCAAGAAAAACAACAAAAAACGGCGTTCGACCGTGTGATGGAAAAATTGGTCGTCGGTTCTAAGAACCAGTGCTGGCCTTGGACTGGGGCTCGGACTCGAAAAGGGTCAGGGGCCGCTGTCGTAAAAACGCCGGAAGGGTCAACCACAACGATCGGCCGGGTCATCTTCGAGCACTATAATGGGCGTCCGGTTAAGCCGCACCATGTTATCAAGACGACCTGCGGAAGCCTGTCATGTGGCAATCCACATCATCAGGCCGAGGTTGAATTCGTCTCTGTCGTCCGTAGTCAGAACAAGGTCAGCGATGATGATGTCCGTGAGATCAGGGCGATGGCGCTTGAAGATCCGGACTATCAGAAGATCGGGGCGAAGTTCGGAATCTCCGAAGAATACGCGCGGAATATTGCCCAGCGTAAGCGCAAGGTGAGCGTAAAATGACTCGCGGCCCTGGTAAAAATCGAGGGGTCTCCGACTCTCCGGTAGATTTCACCCAGACTCCGGAAGCTAAGCGCCGAGATACCAGGACCTATAAGGACCGTGGAAGCCGGGCCGAATACATGCGGACCTATCGTAAGAGGGTTAAGGATGCCGAAATGGGAAGTGTTGAGGGCGGCGGCCCTCCCTCTAAGGAAGATCTTTGATCTACATGAGCCTGTGTATCAGGACTTTTGGCCCTATGTGAAGGAAGATTATCTTCCGGACACCCCATGGGGAAAAAGCATTGATGGGATTGCCACAGGAAAGTGGATGTTTCGACCTCGGAATACGTTCGCCGTAGATGCCGAGTCCCTCTGGGGTGACAGTTGGAAGATCATGGTTGCTTCGGTATTCTACATCCAAGAGCGGACCTTCATGCGGATCGTGACGGGTGGGAGCCAGCACCGGTTAATGTACCACCACCTTTTTCTGAAGCGGCTTATGCTTGAGGCCGCAGACCCGATACGGTTTAAGTTTGAATGGAACTTCAATGGCATTTGATCTGACGAAGTGTCAACCTGATCAGCTTAATGATTTGCTCAACAAAAAGCTGGCAGAAATGTCGCTGTCTGAGTTTCTTAAGCAATCATGGCGCTACTTCGACCCAGGGAACTATTCCCATAACTGGCATATCGATGCGATTTCAGAACATCTGATGGCCGTCAATGTCGGGCAGATACGGAATCTGATTATCAATATCCCGCCGCGCCACATGAAGTCGTTGTCAGTTGCTGTCGCTTGGCCAGCCTGGACGTGGGCGCAACAGAGAGACCCTGACTTTCCTTTGCTCGGACCAGCCGTCCGATGGATGTTTGCATCCTATGCGCAGAGTCTGTCGCACCGCGACTCTCTGAAGATGCGCCGACTGATCGAATCAGGGTGGTATCAGAAGAACTGGGGGGATCATGCGAAGATCACCGGAGACCTTGATCGTAAAGAGCGCTACGAAACGACCGTCGGAGGGTATCGCCTAGCAACATCCGTCGGCGGTGCGCTGACTGGTGAAGGCGGTGATATCATTGTCTGCTTCCCACCATGGGAGGTCGTCTGGACAGACATTGGGCCGATGCAATTTATGGACGTCGTAAAGCGGAGATACCAGGGGAAGGTCTGGTCGTATTCTGCAAAGAACGGGATGGAGCTCTGCCAAATTATTGGATGGCATACCAACCCATCGCGTCCGCTTGTCGTTGTTGAGTTTGAAAATTGCCCGCCACTTGTCTGCACCGAGGATCACCGTATTCTTACGGAAGAGGGGATGCTGGTGGCTGTGGGGCGGCTGAAGCCAGGAACTTTGATTCTTGACCCCCTGCTCAAGCGGGAAGGGTTGAAAGGCTCCAAGATCTTTAAAGGTCTTCGGCCATGGGATCACCCGCCGAAGCCGACGTACTGCATAACCGTCGAGAAGAACCATAATATGCTGGTGGGGCGATCGCTATTGATCGCTGCCAACTGTGACGACCCATTGAATGCTAACGACGCCAATTCTGACGTTCTGCGCCAAGGGGTTCTGACGTGGTGGGATGAGTCCATGCAATCACGTTTGAACGATCCGAAGACCGGGGCGAAGGTCATCATTATGCAACGACTGCATGAAGACGATCTGACTGGCCACATCCTCCAGAATGACCGCAATGGGGAATGGTGTCACCTGATGCTTCCGGCCGAATATGATTCGTCTCGGCACTGTTTCACATCGATCGGATGGGAAGACCCTCGGACTGAAGACGGGGAAGCCCTGTGGGAAGAGAGAGTCGGGACAAAAGAACTGAATACCCTCAAGGCCGCCATGGGTCCATACGCGTTTGCTGGGCAATATCAGCAGAGTCCGCAGCCGCGTGGTGGTGGGATTATCAAACGCGAGTGGTGGAACCCATGGCCAGGAGAGGATGAATTGCGCGAGGGTGTGAACACATCGTTCCCGCCATTTGAATATGTCGTCGCCTCGCTCGATACTGCTTTCACCGAAGACGAGGAAAACGATTACTCAGCTCTGACCATCTGGGGCGTCTTCCGCGATATGGGGTCAAAGTTTGTCGCTCCCCGCCTTGTCACCGATGTGAATGATCGTGGCGAAACGATATTGATGCCGCAGGAAGAGCAGCCAAAGGTGATGCTGGTCTATGGTTGGCAAAAGCGCCTGACCCTGCACGGCCCACCGGAAAAAAAGCCGGATGGGGTCAGCCAGGAAGAATGGGATTCTCCAGCTTGGAGAGGATATCGCCGGGAGAACTGGGGGCTGGTGGAGTGGACGATTGATTCGTGTCGCCGGTACAAGGTCGATCGCCTGCTGATCGAAGGAAAGGCTTCCGGTTTGAGCGTTGTTCAAGAACTGCGCCGCCTCTATGCCAATGAGCGGTTCTCGCTGGAAATCACCAACCCAGGCAGAATGAGCAAGGTTGCCCGCGCCTATGCCGTTGAGCCACTGTTTGCCAATGGTCAGGTCTATGCTCCCTATCTGATGCTGAAGAATGGCGTCATCTGTTCGCGGTCGTGGTGCGATCAGATCATTACCCAGTTCACACAGTTCCCCAAAGCAACACATGACGACCTTGTGGACTCCAGCCTGCATGCGCTTCAGCACTTGCGTGATATAGGCATGGCGCTTCGCAAGGAAGAGGTGGAGGCAGAGTGGGACGACTCTTTATTGATTCGAGCGAGCGAAAGGCCACTTTACGATGTCTGATGAATTGAACAAGCTGCTGGCAGAGCATTACGATGCTACTTTCCTGCGGGCCGGAAGCCCGGTCGCGGTGATTGAAAAAATCAAGCAGCGCATGGCCGAAAGCCCTGATTTCGCGGCGGCAACGCAAGGGCGTTATTCCGAACTGGTGGCACTTGAGGGCCATTTCGGAGAAAGCGGGTTGGCAGCGCGGTGCTCCCTCTCGCATTCGCACCTCAAGGCATTAAGGGGGGCAATTGGATGACGACTCATGAAATTGTGCGGGGGGTCTTTTCTTCAATTCTGGAAGTGACACCGGACGCCGTCGGGGACGAAGATGATTTTTTCGACGACCTCGGAGGGGACTCCCTGGACATGATGGAAATTGTCTTGAGGCTGGAAGATGCCTTCCGGATCAAAATAAACGATGGCGACATCGAAAACATAACCACGTTGAATGAAACCGTTGCTCTTGTTGACGGAATTTTGGAGAAAGCATGATGAGCGAAGAAAAATTAGAAAGCAGCCTGGAGCTTGCTCCATATGCTGTTTGTGCCGGGTCAATCTCCGTGGACTCTGCGGAAAGCCTCGCCGAAGAGGTTCACTTGCAGCGCAGCCATTGGACAAATCGGAATGGTTTGTTCTGGACTCTTGGGCCGTCTGCATATCTTGATGATCCGCTTGATTATGCCGTGCGAACGCGGATGGAAACTGAATATATGAGCAAGACGTTCGGCAAGTGGTATCAGGAAGTCGGCGATGTTCTGGAAAGATTTGTTCATGGCCGTATTGTCCAGCAACCGTCTGCCGCCCCGCTTGGTTTTCACATCTTTCAAAAGACAGATGCTAAGCCATCGATTCATTTAGACCTCCCGTTTCAACGTGTGTTCTGGCCCGAACCCTTCTCAGATCCGTTCTCGTTTACTGTGCTTTTGGAATCCCCGAAGTCTGGGGCTGGACTTGACGTCTGGAATCGACCGCTGAACGAAGTCGGAGAGTCGGACCCCGATTATCATTATCCCTATAAAGTAGGGGACGTGATCGTCCACTCCGGTCTGTCCCCGCATGCGGTTTCGTCTCGGTATCCACTGGAAGATGGCGAGTTCAGAATTACACTCCAGGGGCATGGCGCTCGGCTTTTGGCGAGTGGCTGCATCGCCGTTTACTTCTGAGTTAAACTTATCTGTGGACAGGTGGCCCGTTTATTGGTACAACGGGTCATCTTCTTACAGGAGTTGATCATGAAGACACTGATTACATCCCTTGCGGTCCTGTCGCTTGCCGCATGCTCTGCCGTCCCCATGGATGTCCAGATCGAACAGAAAAAGCGCGAAATGAAGACCGAAGAGGTCGCTCGATCTGTTGATCAGCTCCCATCCTGGTGCATGGAGGCAAAACAAAATGACGATGCGATCTTCTCGTGTGGCACCTCTACTTCTGCTGATCTTCAATTTTCTTTCGACAAGGCCGAGCTCGCAGCAAAGACTGGCCTCGCCCGTCGGGTTAATTCGATGGTCTCCCAAAAAATCAAAAATTTCCTGCTTGAAACTGGTGCGGCAGAAAATTCGCACACTTCGGTTGAAGCGCAGAACACCACCCAGGATCTTGTCACCGAAGTCACCTTGTCTGGGTATGTGGTCGAGAAACGGATTGTTGTCCCGCAGGGGATCAACTACCGAGCTTATGTTTTACTGAAATACCCGGTTGGCGAAGCAAATCGCTTGCTGGTGGACAAGGCGAATAAGAACCAAGAACTGGAAACCCATCTTCGGGCGTCCGAAGCCTATCGTGAGCTTGAGGCTGATATTGAAGCTCACAAACCACAGGCCGCTCCGCAGGTGCCGGTCGAACAGGAGAAGTTGTAATGCATATCCATATTTCTTACGGTGAACTGGCTCTCTACGGGATCATTGGTGCCGGACTCTATGCGTGGTTCCACACCAGTCGCAAGCGCAAACGTGAATTGGCCGACGATGCCTTGAAGATGGCGGGGCTACAAAGACGCAATGCGGCGCAGCAGGAGCAAACTCAGCAGGCGTGGGCGTCCCGTAGTGGCAAGACAACAACATCCCTCCACAGGAAAAGCCTAACACCGCAACAGGTGGTAATGGCAGTGGTCCGTGGTCGCAACAGTCTCCACCGCCCCAATATCAGCCGGGTCCGTCCCGGTATCAGCAGCAACCACCTCAACCGGTCCAGCAGACGGTTGTTGTTCATGATGACAGCAGTCTTTTGACTGGCGTTCTGATCGGTGAAGCAATGGCGTCCGGTCATCATGATCACACAACTATCATTGAAGAGCGGAGCTATGAAGCCCCGCCGCGTGAAGAGCATTACCACTATGAAGCTGCGGCCCAATCCACGTCGCGCAGTTCGTCCGATGACGATTCTGACCGTGGTGGTATCGATATCGATATCGGCGGAAGAAGCGATAGCGGTGGGTTTGACTTCGACATTGGAGGTTGATCATGGTTAGGTTTCTGCCTCTTTTTATTGTCGTAACAGTCTTGGTGCTGTTTTCTTTCAGTTTAGCGATGGCAGAAACCGCCACCACGACAGCATCTTATGCGATCGGCGATAACGACTCGAAAAACGATGCGCGTCGGTTCTGCCAGCTCCAGGCGATCCGGCAGGTGCTTGACGGCGTTGGTATTCGGGTGGTCAATACGGCATCCATGGTCAAGTCCGAAGCATCCGACGGATACCATGACAGTGCACTTATGCGAACCGAGGCGATCAGCGGTGGCATCGTTCAGTCCACCGTTCTGTCCGAGCAGTTCTCAAATGTGAACCTGACCTGCACCGTGAGAGTCGAGTTCGACCGTGAGCGAATCGCGTCTAAACTTCAAATGATGACTGACAACGGGGAGCTGACTCGGCGTGTCGAGGCGCAACAGGCTCAAATCGATCAGATGAAACGGGCGTTGGTCTCCACCCCGAACACTGCCCCGGTGCAGAACAGCTATGATCAAGCACGGGCCGAGGTCGAGCGCCTAAAGGCCGAGCGCCAAGATATGCTCCGCAAGATCGAGCTAATTGAGCCGGGCATGCAGCCGTATGAAGTTCTGCGAATTTTGGGGAAGCCGGACGAGGGGTATACTGGTCCAGCAGGGGTGGCGACTGCTTATGGGTTCCAGCGGGAATGGCGCTACGGCAGTATATGGGTGAATTTCGCCAATACCGACAACAGTGTCCGCTGTATTTCCAATTTCAGTGATCAGCGGTGTGAGGGGCCTGCAATAAAGCGGGGGGCTTGGTAGTGGTCAGGGTGAGTGGATTTGAACCACCGGCCTCTGCATTCCGAGTGCAGCGCTCTACGCAAACTGAGCTACACCCTGACAGGTGCATTGAAAAGCTCAGATGGTTGGTCGTAGAGTCCAGATCATGATGGCGGGACAATAGCACCCATCCTGACTCTTTGCAAATAGATCAAGGTTCTGATACGTTCCAAAGTTGGCGGGCAAGCTGCTCGTTTTAGCCAAAGACTATCCTGCCCAGCGCCTGGGGATGATGGTAACGAGGCCATTACATGAGCGATCTTGCCAGGGGTTTTTCCCGCGAACCACAATCTATGACCGAGGCTACCTCCCCAGATTCTGGGTTCAGAGTCATTGTGGCCGACGATGGGGGCGAGCCGATCATCGATCCCGAAACTGGGGCGATGAGCATCGAGCTTGAGGATGGTCAAGTTCTGATCGACCTGGACCCGCCGTCCCAGGAAGAAGACGACTCTGAGGATTTCTACGAGAATCTGGCCGAGAAGATCAGCGAGAACGACCTCCAGCATATCGCGAACGACTTGCTGGAAGCGATCACCGCCGATGAACTGTCTCGTGTGGATTGGCTCGATACCAGAGCCAAAGGCATCGAGATGCTTGGCTTCAAGGTTGATGAAGAGCGCAGTGCGACGGCGACGGGATCACCGACCGACGGCATGTCATCCGTTCGCCACCCGTTGCTTGCGGAGGCGGTTATCCGGTTTCAGGCCAATGCCTCTGCCGAACTTTACCCGACGGAAGGGCCGGTCAAGGTCCGCAATGACCAGATGCCTGTTCCGCCCAACAGCGACATCCCAGACCCGTCCGGTCTGAACAAGAACGACTTGGCCGAGGCGCTTGAGCGTGGGTTCAACCATTACCTCACCAATATCGACAAGGGCTACCGCTCCGACTCTGTGCGGATGCTGTTCTGGGTTGGCTTTGGTGGGTGTGGATTCAAGAAGGTTTACAATGACCCGATCCGCCGGATGCCGCTGTCGCGGTCAGTCGATGCCCAGGATCTGATCGTCAACAACAGCGCGAACGATATCAACGATGCCGGGCGCGTAACCCACGTCATTAAGATGCGCCGCTCGACTCTGGTTCGGATGCAAATCGCCGGGGCTTATCGCAAGGTGTCTGACCTGACCGACCCCACCGAGAACATCAACGTGGTCGATGATAAGATTGCCGAGGTCAAGGGATTTGCGGCACGCAACAACCGCCCGGAAGACAACGAGTACACTGTTTACGAATGCTATTGCGAGCTCGACATCCCCGGTTATGAACACAAGGTCGAGGGCCAAATATCTGGACTCCAGCTCCCTTACAGAGTCAGCATCGAGAAAGATTCCCGCCAAGTCTTGGACGTGCGCCGGAACTGGAAGCCTGACGATGAGATGTGCCGCCAAAAACAGGTCTTCGTCAAATTCCCGTTCGTGATGACGATGGGCTTTTACGACACCGGGCTCTTGCAGATTCTGGGGAATACCGACAAGGCCCTGACCGGCGCATGGCGCTTGATGCTGGATGCCGGGATGTTCTCAAATTTCCCAGGGTTCCTATATTCGGAAAATTCTGGCCGCCAGACCACTAACAATTTCCAGGTCCCGCCCGGAGGTGGCGCAAAGGTTCAGACCGGCGGCCAGCCGATCCAGAACGTGGTGATGCCCCTCCCCTATAAGGACGTCTCTGCTGGGCTGATGCAATTGGCCAAGGGGATCGAGGAAGCCGGTCAGCGCCTCGGCGGCACGGCAGAGCTCCAGGTCGCCGAGACAAAACAAGATGCCCCCGTCGGCACGACTCTGGCCATGATCGAACAGGCCACCAAAGTCTTGGCCGCCGTCCACGTCAATCTTCATGCGGCCCAGGCCGAGGAATTCCAGCTCCTCAAGGAATGCTTCCGCGAAGATCCGGAGGCTTTCTGGCGTCACGATCGCCGTCCTGTCAAGCAATGGGAAGTCGCGGAATTCATCCAGGCCCTGAATGATTACGACCTAGTCCCCATGGCCGACCCGAACACGCCCAGCCATATGCACCGGATTATGAAGGCCGTGGCGATCAAGCAGCTCCAGGCTGCCAATCCCCAAATGTATGACGCCAAGGCTGTCGATACCCGGATCTATCGCATGATCGGGGTCCCCAATCCCCAGGCCCTGTTCAGCCAACAAGAAGCGCCCCCCGCACCGCCCCCGGATCCGAAGTTGATCGAGCTCCAGATGGAAGCCCAGATGAAGGCCCAAGAGATGAAGGTCCGGGCCGCAGATGCTCAGACGGAGGCCCAGGCCAAGGTGCGCGACGATCAGGTTCGACTCCATGCCGATCAGACAGAGTCGGCCGACCGCGCCGCCGACCGCGCCTCACGCGAGAGAGTTGCCCTGGAGAAAGAGCACACCGCCCGCATGAAGATCCAGGCCGAAGCCCAGGCCAAGAGCAACGACAACATGGTCAAGGCTCAGGCCGCGCAGCCGGGACACTTTGCAGATGGCGGTGAGGTTGACCCGAACGATGCTCCTCCTGACAAGGTGGCCGCCCCGCAGCCTCAAGAGCTTCCGGAATGGGCGCAAAATTATCACGCCTTTGCGAGTGGGCCGAGGACGGAGTCTCCGGATCTTGGCGAGGACGGCGAAAAGAAGTTCCAGCAGGACATGGCCAACAGCAAATACTTTAAGACTCTGCACAAAAAACTGAAGCAGGACCCGGCGAACGCAGACCTCACGCAAGAGGAATTGCTGAACGAAGTCACTGACCCGAATGGCGACTATAATATTCGCATGGCCCACCAGCTCGGGATTAATCCGACTCTGAACAAATATGATGGGCTCTATCACTATCCCGACTCCGCCCCGGATGGGACCATGCTGAAACAGCCCGATCACCCGACCGCCTGGATGAACTTCTTCCAGAACCAGTACGGCATCGACCCACAGAACCTGGGGATCAACAGCTACTTGTCGGCCCTCCAGTATTCCCAGCAACACAATGCCCCAGCACGAAAGAAGTAGACCATGGCACTCCAATTCGACGTCACCACACGCACCAACAATATGCAGGACATCATCACCTCGATCGGCACGAGTGGATACCTGATCATTTATGCCGGGACTCCGCCCGCTTCGGTGGCAGCGTCCTTGTCTGGCACGACAGTCCTGGCCGCGCTCCCCCTGTCGGCGGTGGCCGGTGTGGCGTCTGGCGGCGTCCTGACATTCAACGCGATCACGCAGATCAATGCGGCTGCACCCGGGACGGCGTCGTTCTTCCGTTGCTCGAACAATGCCCAGAACGCCTATTATGTTCAGGGCACCGTTACCTCGACCGGCAGCGGCGGAGACATCCAGTTGAACACAACCGCGATCGTCATCGGCGGCCCCGTCCAGATCACCTCGTTGACGTTCACAGCTCCGGGGGCGTAAGCCATGGCAGATAACACAGTCATTAACGTCGGTAGCGGCGGTGATGTCATTCGTGACATCGACCGCACGACAGCGAAGACCCAGGTCGTTGGACTCGACTTCGGCGGGACGTCTGGTGCCGGTGGCGAGCAGCTTGCAACGTCAGCCAACCCACTTCCGGTTGTTGAAGTCACGGCTCAATCGTCGGACTCCCCGAACTTTGTTGCCATTACTGGCGATCCGACGGGCGACTTCGCCGGGCAGAACCTCCTCGAACTGGTGATGAATGACCAGTCTGGCCTGAACTTCAACGTCAAGGTCGTCAATCCGCCCAAGGTCGATGCGACTGGCGCGGCAATCGCATCCGATGCCCCCGCGCCGATCCCGCTGTCCGGCGTTGTGAACGCCAACCTTGTCATCGACACCACGGGCTACCAGAGCATCAGCATTCAGACTAGCACGCTGGCAGGGAACGTGACGTGTTCGGATGACGGCGCGACGTGGTTTGCTTTGTCTGGGACGAACAAAGTGATCGCGGCAGCGTATGTCACGGCGGTCACGGCGGGCGCATCGTTCAACTTCCCCTGCTTGGCCCGGTACATCCGCATCACGGTCACGACGGCTGGGGCCGGAGTGGCCTATTTGCGGTCGCAGCCCTGGAACCCAGGCTATTCGACTCCGCTGCCAAGCAACGTCTCCCAATTGGGCGGCACCGCTGTCGTCACAGGCGGCTTGGCTGGCGTGTTGGCTGTTGGTGGAAACGTGGCCCAAGGCGTGGCTCCGACGACCAACCCCGTGAACATCGGCGGCTGGGATGGCACTTATACCCGTCGCCTGCTGACTGACACCTCCGGTCGCCCGCTGATCGCTACTGACACCACTGGTTCTGGGGTGCTGTCGGTGCGGCAAGACTATGGGTCGCAGGCCAACGAGCCGCTGATCGACATCCAGACCAAGATCCTGATGCAGTTGAAGCGCATCTCGTACCTGCTGGGTGAGCTACCTGCGACACTGTCGCAGAGCATGGTGACGACGACCTTCGTCCCGCCGCAGGCTGATGACGAAATCGCCTTCCTCAACGATCCTCAGTTGTTGCAACAATAATGCCTTCAGCCGCCCAACTCTACGCTAGAAATCCGCTGACGCTGACAGGATGCCGCATCAGCAAATTTGCCCAATACACATCGAATTTCTCCCCTCCCGCTACCCCATTTGCATTGGTGGCATAAATGCCTGCTATATCACAGTTGCCCGCATTGACATTGACCGGTAGCGAGTACGTCCCCGCCCAGCAGGGCGTGGTCACTGGCGCTGCGACAACGGCGCAGATTGCCAATGTTGTAGACCCGCTGTACTATCAGAATTGTTGTATGCCGAGAGCAACAGCTAACAACACTGGCGTTGACCTGTCGAGCAACGCCGCGACAGTAACAAACGTCGGGCTAACCACTACCAACATCAATTCCAAACAGGACGCTTACTGTTGGCAAGGAACGGGGTCAGGGGCGTATGCAACCATCAACACCCCGCAGTACGCTACGTCGCTATTAGGAGACTTCACGGTAGCATGTTGGCTCAACCCTGCGTCAATAGCTGTTTATAATCGCTTTCTGTCGGCGGGTCTTAGCGGGAATTTTGCATGGTTTTTCGGGTTTTCGCCATCCAGCGGCGGAGAATTTGACTTTTATGATGGCACGAACGAACTAGTTGGCGGTGCGGGGCTGTTCACCGCAGGCGTGTGGCAACATGTTGCCGCTGTGAGAAAAAGCGGCGTTTTAAGATTTTTTATGAACGGGGTGTGCGTCACCTCGCAAGCGTACACAGCAACTCCGGGCGGAACTTCGGCGGGGATGGTGATTGGCGGTCGGTACACAGGGTCAACTATGGGTGAAACGCTGAACGGGTCTTTGGCAGGGATTGAATTTCGTCAGTACGCTAAGTATGTCGCCAATTTCGCGCCGCCAACACTCCCCTTTGCGAGCATAGTCTAATGACAGTCGCAACCATCAACGCTGACGGCAGCATCTCCCTGTGGGGAGCGCCTAATCCTGACGGCCACAACGGGGTGGAATATCCTGTCGTGGTCACTGGTCAGCAGTCCCTCGACCCTCGCTATTACACGCAGCCTTACACGCTGTCGCAGTCAGACGGGGTGGTCACGCAGGCTTATGGGGACTTGTTGCCGGTGGCATTCGCACCAGATCCCATCACGGGCGTTGCCAGCATTCAGACCGCCAAGCTGGCAGACCTCGCCGCAGCCTATGCCACGGCCATTCAGCAGCCGGTGAGCTACACCACCCAAGGCGGCGTTAGCGAGACGTTCCAAGCCGATGATGCCGCTGTCGCCAACCTGTCCAAGATGTTGCTGGCGTTCCAGCACACAGGCGCGGTTCCCAATGGCTTCTTCTGGGTGGCCGCTGACAACAGCCAGATCCCGTTCACTTATGCCGACATGCAGCTATTGGCCCAAGCCATCGGGGTCAGCGCACTGACCGCATTCGGCAATTTGCAGGCCAAGAAAGAGGCTGTGCGGTCGGCAACAGATTCGGCCACCGTCATCTCGATCACTTGGTAGCGGAATAAGAACTATGGCGTGCTGACACCCTATTATGGTAGGTTTTGCAAAATTCTGTGATTCGACTCTCGCTGATGTCGAAAAAATTCTTTTGGTGACAGTGCCGCGCCGGGCTGTTTTCCATTGTGATGATGGAGAATATCGATGCTTATCGCTGCACAGGTTGGCCCTATCGCCACCACTGCGTCGCTGACCCCCGGAACGTCACCCAACTTGCGCCTGAGTAATATGGGCGATCTGGTCGTCTCGGAACTACACGGTCGCTTCTATGAACAGGCGTACCGCCAAACCGGTTTCCGGATCGGCACCACGGCTGCCGTGACCCTGACCGCCAACCATGGCACCACCAACGGCGGCTCTGCCACCCTGGCCACTGCTGCCGCCGCGACTCCGATGCTGGGCTTGTGGAATCCCTCCACGTCCGGTTTCAACGCCGTGCTCCAGCAAGCCCAGTTGCAGGCATGGTACAATACCGTCACCACCCCGACCGCCACTGGCTCGTTCATCTGGTATGTCGGCACCGCCCAAGGTGCGATCACCACCGGCCTGACCCCCTTCAACTCGAAGACTCTGGCTCAGTCCGGCTCGGTGATGAAAGCCTTCGCTGGTGCTACCGCCCTGACTGGTCTTGGTAACATCCTGACCGCCCTGGAAGCGGCCGACTTGTCGAACGCCGGTTCGGTGACTTACGGCACCATCGGTAATACCGCCATCACCCCCAGCATCGGCGGTGTGCAAAACTTCGACGGCCAGTTGATCGTCCCCCCCGGCGGTGTCTTGGCGCTGTATAACACCGGCAACGGCACGTCGTTCAACTACACCGGCCGTCTTTTCTGGGAAGAAGTCCCCGTCTAGTATTTGCCGATAGCGCTGGAGAAAAACAGTGCTACTTATATACAGGAACAATATTGACGGGGTTGTGTCTGTCGTCGGAGCTGGTGCTCCGACGATCCCGCCTGTTCTTGCTGCATCTTCTGGGAATGTTGTTGATTTCACCGGGTATGGATCCCCGCTGATTTCGGCTGTCACAGCGTCAAGCGTGGCCGGAGCCGGCGTTGCTGGATCTGGATCACCCGTTGTTGGCCCTGTCACCGCGTATGGCGTTGAGGCAGTTGGAGTCGCCGGGTTCGGCGCTCCGGCAGCCCAGCAAGTTGTTGCTGGTGGGAGTGGTGGCGTTGTTGACTTCATCGGGTCAGGGGCGGATCAGATTGCCGCTGTTGTCTGTTCTGGGTTTGGTTCCGTCCCGATCTCCGGGTTCGGCGCTGTTACAATTGGCCCGGTTATTTGCGTGGGCACCGGCGGGACGTATTTCGTTCAGGGATCCGGGTCTCCCGTTGTTGACCCAGTTATTGCGTCCTCAGTCGCTGGAGTCGGAGTTGCCGGATCAGGTGCGGTCATCATCACCGGCCAATACGGTGCCGGGTTTGGCCTTACCGCCGACTTCTTTGGCGCGGCCAATATCCAAATCGGGCCTGTCATTTGCGCATCAACGTCTGCCGATGGCGTCTCGGGGTCTGGGTCGCGCACTGTCGGGGCCGTTACGTCTGCCGGTGTCGGCAAGGTATCGCTCTTCTATGGGTCAGGGGCCGACCAGATCGCGGCTGTTGTCGCATCAAGCTCCGGAGTCGTCGCCGTTGTAGGAGGAGGGAGTCCGAATGTCGGGGCTGTCACGTCGTCCTCGTCTGGCGGAACGGTCACATCTGGATCTGGCGCGGCCAACGTCAATGCAGTGACGGCTGGTGGCGCAGGGGAAACCGGGACCGGCGGAACTGGATCGCCGACCATTGGGCCGGTGACTTGCGTCGGTGGGAATGCGTTTGTCATTTCGCTCTTGAGCGCGGCCAGCAATGTGCGTGGCATCCCGTCTGCTGGGCAGTTCGTAGCCTTCAGGAAGTCCGCATAAAGACGGGTTGCGGAGTCTGACTCCTTATGCCAATATGCCGTCTACTGCGTGGAGCGTCTGGTGCTCAGAATTGCTTCGGCCAAAATCTCATACCTAAGAAGCTCTTGGGTAGTGACGATACTTAAAATTCCGACAGGAGTCTTAGATGTCGCACGAGTCCCATGCTTCGATGAAGAACGAAGCGAAACGAAATCACGATGAAAAATTGGGTCGTTTGACCGAAGGTGGCGTCAAGCATATCGTCGATGGCGATATCAAGAAGGCCATTCGCGAGCATGAACGCCAAGACCATCCCCATACCAAACCGTCGAAGATCGCTTTGAAGCGCGGCGGCCATGTCGAAGGCGAGAGCGATCGCCCCCGTCTGGATCGCGCCTCCGGTGGATCGACCAAGAAAGGCAAGGGCACGAACGTCAACGTCATCGTTGCCGGTGGCGGCGAAAAGCAGCCCGTCCCCGTTCCCGTTCCTGCCGGTGGCCCCGCTGGTGGCCCTCCCGGAGTCGGCGGACCCCCGCCAGCTCCCCAGATGGGGCCGCCTCCGGGCGCTGGCGGACCTCCGATGGGTCCTCCCGGACGTAAGGATGGCGGCCGCCTCTCGACATATGAGAACGCTCCCGCCGGTGGCCGTTCCGGCCTGGGCCGTTTGGATAAAGCCAAGACCTACGGCCGCAAGACTCTGGGAGAAGAAGAGCCCGTCGCCGTCAACACCGAACATCGCTCAACTCTGGCCCGTGGAGGGGTGGACAAATGACAATCCGGGTACACCTGGAAGTCATTGACGACGAAGCGACGGAGGGTGTTACCTTCCGTCGCCGTTGCGCCGATGGACTGGACAACGTCGAGGCTGATTCCGATTATTTCGGCAACCTCAAAAAGTTCGAGCGCCATGACAATATGGCCGACGAACCCACCCGTCGTCAGGGGAAAAACGAATAGATGATCTTCCACGGCCCACGCCGGGCCGACATTTTCAGCCCAGCGCTTGTGGCTACTGTGAACGACCATGATTGAGATGTCGTTCGACGCATTAGATGCGCTGGTCTCGAAAATCGAGGCTCAAATCACAGAACGCTCAGAACACCTATCCTTCGGAGTCGCTTCGGACTTCGGGGATTACCGCAATCGCTGTGGATACATCCAAGCGATGAGAGATGTCCTTGATTACATCTCCGATATCACCACCGAAATACATGAGGGGAAAACAAATGACTGAAGCAGCTCAGACGCTGATCATGCCGACTCCGCCGACTCCCGAGCAAGAAGCCGAACGCATTCGCGCGGCCCTGCCGGTTGACATTCAGAATGTCGAGGTCTTCGGGAACCGTATCCTGGTGGCCAAGTACGTCCGCGAGAAGATCGGGTCCATTTTCACCGCCAACCAGACCCAGCGCGAAGATACCTTCCAGGGTAAGGTCGGTCTGGTCATCGCCAAGGGTCCCCTGGCCTTTAAGAGCGACCATGCCAACGACTTTTGTGGGCAAGATATCCAGGTCGGCGACTGGATTTCTTATAACTATGGCGACGGCAGCGATCTGGACGCCGTGGTGGACAACAAGCGCGTCGGCTGCAAGATCCTGAAGGACGTCGAAGTCCACGCCATCGTCCCCCGCCCCGACCTGTTCTACTAGGATCCCATCATGCCGGATGAACTCGACACATTAGAGCCGATCACAATCGTCGTTGATGACGATGCGGACTCCCATAGCGAAGCCCCAGCCGAAGGCGCTGTCGTCGATAAGAAGCCTGAAGACCATGCGATGGCCGACATCGAGGACCTGAAGCGTCAGGTTCGCAATGCCGATGCCGTTGCCGAGGAAGCCTCCCGCCGAGCCGAAGACGAGCGCCATCGCCGCGAAAGCGCCGAGCGCGAAGCCAGCCAGTATCGGACGGTGGCCAGCGAGCACGAATACAACAGCCTGCTCACTGCCATTCAGGCTGCGGTCGATCGCCTGGACTCCCTGCAAGCGGCCCATACCGCCGCCTTGGAGGCCGGGAATTACGACACGGTCAGCAAGCTCCAGCTCGACATTGCGCGGGAAACAACCCGACTCCAAACCATGGAGAACGGAAAGTACAATATCGAGCAAGCAAAAGAGCGCCAGAAGGATCAGCCGCCCCCGACTCGCCAAGACCAGCCAATCGACTGGAGCCGCCCCTGGAACAGCGCCGAGGCCGATCGGGTTCTGCGTGAATCGTCACCGGCATCGGCGGCATGGATGCGCGATCACAACCAGTTCTTCTCCGATGTGGGCTTCCGTCAACAGGTGACGGCGGCCCATAGCTTTGTTGTGGCCAAGGGTATCCGGGCTGACACGCCTGAATATTTCCGCGAAGTCGAGAAGCTGGTCGGCGTTGCAGGTGATGACGAGCCGACTCGCCAGAGTCAGGCTGATGAAGTGCCTCCGGCCCGGACTCCGGCCGCCCCTCCCCGGACTCCGGCCGCCCCGGCCGCCCCGGTGTCGCGCTCGGTCCCGTCTTCTCCTGGACAGCGGACGTCGTCGCAGACCATCGTCCTGTCTCGTGAGCAGCGTGAGATGGCCCGGACTCTGTTCCATGACCATCCCAATCCCGAACAGGCATATGCCCGCAACCTCATTGCCCTCGAAAAAGAAGGCAAGCTGAAGAAGTTCTAGGAGACTTAAATGAACGACCAACCCACTCGCGCCGGTCGCCCGACCAACGCCCGTATCCAGTCCTCCGTTCGTGAACCGGCCCGTGAGCCGGTCCGCGACTCCACCAACCGGACCGAGGGCACTCGTCTGGCCCGTAATCGCAAACGGTCGGAGGACAAGTTCTATGTCGATCCCCGGATCATCCCCGCCGGTCGTGATTATCAATGGGTTCGGATGTCCTGCTATGGCCAGCCCGACCCCGATCACGTCAACAACCTGAAGGACAACCACTGGACCGAAGTCCCCCAGGATCGCCACAGCGGTCTGGTGGTCGAGAAGGACGGTATGCGCCTGATGGAACGGCCGATGTACCTGTCTGAAGAAGCCCGCCAGGAAGATTACGATCTGGCCATCAGCCAAGTCCGTTCTGTTGGTGCCAATGTCACTGACGCACCGAAGGGACACTTCCGCCGGGCAGCCGCCCGCGTTAATTCTGACTTCCAGCAAGTCTCTCTTGAAGGAACGTCGATGGCAGAAATCGCCGACGAATAGCGCCAAAATAACAAAAGGCTTGCCAGAACGGCGAGCCTTAGTTAATTTGCAACGAAATATGTCCGTAGAGCCTATGGACAATCGCCCGATCTGGACGCCCATGCTGGAGCGTTTGGGTCATTAAGCGGACGAGGCCCGTACCGCTAATCCAACCTACGTCGCGCAGAGCCTGTGGCGGCCACGGTAGACCCAGAAGGTCAGCTATGGCAAACATTCTCGCGCCTTTCGGATTCATTCCGACGAAACGTGTTGATGGGGCTTCCTGGAGCGGCAATATGTCCGTTCGCAAGATCGCCTACAATAACACCAACAAATTCTATAAGGGCGACATCGTCCTTACTCTCTCGACCGGATACATTACCTCGGCCGCCGCTGCCTCGTGGACGTCCGCGACGACGACCCCGATCGCCGGTGTCTTCCAGGGTTGCAAATACTTCTCTTCCGCCCAGCAGAAGGTCGTGTGGTCGCCGTACTTCCCCGGTGGTGACACTGTCACTGGCCTGGACGTTGAAGCTTATATCATCGACGATCCGAACGTCGTGTTCCTGGCCCAGACCGGTGGCCTGTCGGGTTCCGCCATCGGCATCTCGGCCATTGGCAACAACGTGCAGATCAGCGTGTCTGTCGGCTCCGGAAACACTCTGAGCGGTATCTCCGGGTATGTTGTTGACGAATCCAACGTCGGCACCACCTCGACCTACCCCTTCCGTGTGTACGATATCCCCAACGTGCAAACGTCTGGCGGGACCCCCGGAACTGCCGCTGGCGCGATCGGCAATGGTTATGATCCGACGACAAAGTACAACTTTGTGCTGGTGACGCCGAATAACCATGAGCTCCGTGCTCCGATCACTGGCATTTAATAGAGGAGATTGAACGATGCCCGTTTCCTTATCCGCAATCGCCAATCTGCTCTATCCCGGCCTCCGGGAAGTGACTGGCAAATATAAACAAATCGGACGTCAGTACGACAAAATCTTCGACCACATGAAGTCGGATATGGCGTTGGAACGCACCAGCGAAGCCCGCTACCTGGGTTACGCTCAGTTGAAGAATGAAGGTGCTGCCACCGCATTCGACAACCAAGCCGGTGTGCGGTTCACCTACAACCAGGAACACATCGAAATCGCCTTGGGGTATGCGATTACCCGCAAGGCCATCGATGACAACCTGTACAAGACGCAGTTCCAACCGTCGAACCTGGGCCTGATGGAATCCTTCAATCAGACCAAGGAAATCTACGGTGCCAACGTCCTGAACACTGCCAACGTCTATAATCAGGCGGTGGGCGGTGACGGCGTGGCCCTGTGCGCCCCCAACCACCAGGTTGATGGTTCGACCTACGCCAACACCCCCTCAGTGGCTGTTGACCTGAATGAATCGACTCTGCTGTCGGCGATGATCTCGATCCGTCGCAACTTCGTCGATCAGGCTGGTCTGAAGTTCTATGCCCGTGGCCGCAAGCTGATTGTGCCCCCGGAATTGGAACCGATTGCCATCCGTCTGTTGCAGACCGAATTGCGTCCCGGCACTGCCGATAATGACGTCAATGCGATCCGCGCCACTGCTGGCGGCTTGACTGAAGGTTACATGGTCAACGACTTCCTGACCTCTCCCTACGCTTGGTTCCTGCTGACCAACGTCAAGGGTCTGGCCTACATGGAGCGGATGCCCTTTGAAACCGATATGCAAGTCGAGTTTACGACGGACAACCTGCTGGTGAAGGGTTATGAACGCTACTCGTTTGGCGCGTATAATCCGCGCGCCATCTACGGTAGTTTTCCGACCTCGTAAGGCGATTATCTGGGCTGCCCTTCGGGGTGGCCCAGGTGGTACTCGTAATTAGAAGGAGCCTCACATGGCTGAGACTATTGAACGCGGCCCGGCAATCTCGCTAGGGGCTCTGACAGACGCCAATCTGGTTGTCATCAACGGCGTGGTTCAGACCAATGCCCAGATCCAACCCACTGACGGACCGTCCATTTCCTACCAGGGTGACGCCATCCCCGATGTGCGTGTGTTTCCTGCCAATAAGGACGGCCTGCAAACCGCCCGCATCCCCTGCTTTGTCAGTTCGCCCTACATCGTGATGGTCGATGCTATCCCGTCGGTGAGCTCGGCCAGCGGATCGAATACCGGCACTGTGGCTGCGGCCCAGGCGATTTCCTCGGCCGGTGGTGCCTTTACCTTGATTTCGACCCAGCCCAGTTGCTCCGCATCTGGTTCGGCCGCCCACGGTATTGTCCCGCTGATCCCCAAAGCCTATCCGACCAGCTATACTGGGACGGTAGGAACCCCCATCAACGTCCTGGCGCTGGACTTCGGCTTCACCTACGGCACGACCACTGCTTCGAGCACCACCGTCACGGTGGCCGACTCCTCGCTGTTCTATGTCGGCCAGTGGATCTGCATCGCCGGTGCCGGTAATTCGGCGACGACCTTGCCGCTGGTGACTCAAGTCACCGCGATTCCGACGTCCACCACGATCACCCTGGCGACCGCCGCTATCGGTGCCGTGACCCGCGCCCCCATCGGATCGACCAACTACAGTGGCCCATACCCGGCTGGATCTTCGGCCAACGCGGTGAATCCCTACTGGAACGGCGGAGTCGCCGGTCTGTTCAATCCGACCGAAGGCATCGCCCGTAACATCGCCGTCTATGCCGCAGCGAATGCCATCACCAACTCGGTGGTTATCAACGGCTATGACGTCTATGGCTACAAGATGACCGAAACCATCTCCTTCACCACGTCCGGCTCGGCCCAGACGGTGTATGGGAAGAAGGCTTTCAAGTACATCTACTCGGCGACTCTGACGAATGCCGACGGATCGCACAACGTCTCGCTGGGCGTCGGCGACGTCATCGGGTACGCTCTGCGCATCGACAAGTGGGAATATTCCAACAACTTCTACAACGGCACGTTCACGACTGCTCAGACGGGATGGACCCAGGCTTACCAACCGACCTCCGGCGCGTCCACGGCCACTTCGGCTGACGTTCGCGGAACGATCCAAGTAGGGTCTGCCGGTGGCGGTTCGCCCATCTCTGGCGGCGCGAACCTCGATGGAACCAAGCGCATCGCTCTGATGATGACGGTCCCCTTGAGCAACTTGATCAATTGCACCCCCGCCGCACCTCAGTATATGTTCGGCACGGCGCAATATTCCAATTTCTAAGCGAGGACTGACAAATGGCTAAAGCAAAAGAAGGTGTGGTTGCCCACGACAAGCCCGGCAAGGCTTACAATGCCCAGGGCTCCAACGTCGAACACGAAGCGGAAGAAAAGGCCGAACGCAAGCGCGGCGGTCACTGCGAACGTGCCGAAGGTGGCGCTGCCGAAGAAGGCGCTGAAGAACGCGCCCATGGCGGCGGTCTGGACGCCATGAAGAAGAAAAAGAAAAAGGAAGAAGGCAAGGCCGAGGGTGAACATAATCGCCCCCGCTTCGATCGCCCCGGCCGCAAGCGCGGCGGTGCCATCGGTGCCAACCTGACTCCCTTGTCCACGGCTGCCAAGATCACCCCGGCCGAAGGCCGTAAGGACGTCGATGGCGATCGTCTGGACGAAGAAGAAGGCTGAAGAGGCAGGGCGTCAGGCGGGCGTCTGACATCCTCCGAACGGAATGCCCTACCTGGAAAAGAGTTCGCTCTCCCAGGTAGGCGCTACCCGATAGAGAATAAGAGCCATGCTCGCAACGCGCTCGCCAGAGTCAGCCAGCACGGCTCTCCAGAAGAAAAGGCCAAGGTCCGGGCCAAGGTTCACGCCAAATATCCGGACATCGGTGAGGAGTAGAAGATGATCCCTGCAAGCGTTTCCATCGTTTTGGCGGCTGGTGTCGCTGCCGGGATCGTCGCCTCGAACACCCCTGCCGGTGCTGGGAACCTGACCATCGTCAGCGGCAAATACACTGCCGATGCCCCGCGCCGCATTCTGATCACCTATGGCAATGAAGCCTCGAACCGGACGGTGAAGATCACTGGAACCGATCGCTATGGCAACTCCTTGGTGGAAACCGTGACTGTGCCCCTTGGCGCTCCGGGATCCATCTACACTGCCAATGATTTTGCGACCGTTACTGTCGTGACCGTGGCTGGAGCCTGGACGACCAATATGACGGTCGGCACCAACAACGTCGGCTCGACTCCCTGGATCGTCCCCAGCCTGCTCATCACCCCACAGCAGATCGCTGTGGCAGGCGTGAACGTCAGCGGCACGGCGACATGGTCGGTCGAATATACCTATAACGACCCGAACAATCTGCCTTCGACTCTGACGACTCCGACGGTCTTTGCCCTGACTGCCTTGTCGGCGCAATCGGCAACGAAGGATGGTACGTTCGCGCAGCCGGTGGCCGCTTATCGCTTGACCGTCACTTCCGGCCAAGGAACAGTTCGTCTGGATAGCCTGCAAGCTGGGCGTAACCAATAGGAGGGCGGGATGGCCTCTCCATCTGGCACAACGACTTTCTCACCAGCGTTCTCGGATATCCTTCTGGATGTGTTCTCGCGCATCCAAATCCGCCCATCTGAAATCACCGCCGATCATATGTGGCAGGCAAAGATGTCGGCCAATCTCATGTTGGCCGAGTGGGAGGTCCGCAACGGCCCGAACCTCTGGAAGATGGAAGAGGTCACGGTCCCGCTGCAACAGGGCGTCTCGTCTTATACGCTGCCCTCCACCACGGTCGGGATCCTCGATTATTTCATCCGGCAGTACCAGCTCACCAACACCGCAAACATTCCGGTATCGCTGACCACGTCGGCGGGCTTCACCAATGTCACGGTGGTGTGGCCAAATCACGGTCTCGTGCCGTCGAGCTGGATTTCGTTTGTGACTCCGATATCGATCGGCGGCCTGACGATCTATGGGACCTATCAGGTCCTGGCCGTCATCGACATCAACACCTTCATCATCACGTCGGTCTATGCGGCATCGACGTCTGTATCTGGCGGCGGCGCTGTTCCGGTCTTCACGTCGAGCTATGGATCGACGACGATCAATGTGAACTTCGCCAACCACGGCCTTGTCGCCGGGCAGACCTTTGCCATCGGTGTCGCAACCTCCGTCGGCGGCGTGCCGCTGTCCGGGGCCTACAACGTGGCCAGCGTCATCGACATCAACAATTTCACTATCGTTGCGGCCCAGGCCGGAGCATCAGCCACTGTCGCCGAGAATTCCGGCCTTGCCCAGATCCAGAGTCAGAGCGTTGCTGTCAGCCCGCTGGACAAGGTCATCAACCCGATTTCCCGGTCTGAGTATTCGGCAATCCCGAATAAGACGGACCAGGGGTTCCCGACCAGCATCTGGTTCAATCGCCAGATTACGCCGGTGGTCAATCTCTGGTACGCCCCGGACTCCAACGGACCTTACGTCCTGCATATGTGGTGCCTCGTCCAGACCAACGATATCACGACTCCGGGCGGTGTCGGCCTCGATGTGCCGTGGCGCTTCCTTGAAGCCTTTGCCCAGGGCATGGCCGCCAAGCTGGCGGTGAAATTCCCGCCCAAGGCCCCGAACACCATTGACCTCCAGATCAAATTGGCTGAACAATCTTGGTCGTTTGCATCCCAGCAGGATACAGAGGGAGCCCCGATGTATGTGACTCCGATGCTGAACTCATATTTTAGGTGATGTGATGGCCTGGAGACCGCACGGAAAAGCACGGGTTAATGCGCGATCGCCATCGGCGTTTGCGATCTGTGACCGCTGTGGGTTTCTGCATAATCATTGCGATCTATCCTGGGAGTTCGACTGGCGCGGCCCACAGCTTACTAATCTGCGCATCCTGGTGTGCAGGAAGTGTAAGGACCGGCCGCAAGAGCAGAACCGCCCGAAGATCACACCTCCAGATCCCGTGCCGATCCAGAACCCGCGTATCGAGCAGTACAGCTCAGATAATGTGGGGATTACCAGAATTCAGGCGTCGATCCCGCCGACTTACATTGAGGATGAATGATGCAGTATTCCGACCTCGTCACAGCCCTCGTTGTCGAGCTGGCGATCTGCTCGACGTCAGACCCGGCGTTTTTGCCAGCCACCGCGACTCCGACTCCGGATGCGAACTTCAACGCCATCTTGCCACGGTGCATCGAGTACACCGAGAATCGTATCCAGCGCGACATCGACTTTGTCGATACGACCGTCTCGAAGACGGGGACGATGACGGCCAACACCCGGACTCTGACGCTGAACCCCGCCACCCAGGGGACGTTCATTGTTCCGCAGCAGCTTTGCGCCGTGGTGTCTGGTGCCCGCCAACCCCCGATGACGTTTGTCACTCGCGAGTTTCTTGACGCGGCATGGCCCAGTGAAATCGGGACCGGAGTCCCGACATATTGGACCCTGGTTGGGCAAACCGATATCTTGGTCGGGCAGGCCCCGGATATGGCCTATGGCTATGAACTGACCGGATCCCAGCGCTTCATTCAGTTGTCCCTGACCAACCCGACGAATTTCATCTCCATAAACATGCCGGAATTATATCTGGCGGCCGCCATGGTCTTTATGACCGGGCACCAACGAGATTGGGGTGCGCAAGCCGATGACCCCAAGATGGCGATGTCCTGGGAGAACAATTACCAGACGCTCAAGGCAGGGACCAGCTCCGAGGAGATGCGGAAGATATTCCGTGGGGTCAACAATACGACAGACCTGCCGAGCCCGCTGTCACCGCCGTAATTGCACGACTCTGCGTTTTGTGTTTTATTGAGAGTCCGAAGGGGACGTCATGCCACTTAAACCTGGAACATCGAACAAGGTCAAAAGCGATAATATCCGTGAGATGATCAATGCAGGTCATCCCAGGGATCAGTCGATCGCCGCCGCCATGCGCGAAGCTGACCAGAGTCGGAAGAAGCGTGCCGCCGGTGGATCGACACTGGCCCCCATGACCGCCGAGCCAGCCATCTTCGGATTGGTGAATTCCACAGTCCCGGGCCGGACGGATCGCCACAACACGACTCTTCCCCATGGATCATACGTCCTCCCCGCCGACATCGTCTCAGGCATGGGCGAGGGCAATACCATGGCTGGGGCAAAAGTTGTCCGGCAAATGTTTTCTACCGGGCCGCACGGCGTCCCGATAAACCACACCCAGCGACAGAATACGATCCCAGGCGCAGCATCAAACCCGATGGTGCGCCATCACTATGCGCAGGGTGGCGAAGGCAGCGGCGTTCCGTGTGTCATCGCTGGTGGTGAGTTCGTACTGACCCCGGAAGAGGTCGCCTACAGCCCGCGTGCCGGTGCTGGCGACCCGAACAAGCCGGAAGATTTCCAGAAGTATCTGGATCGTGGGCATAAGGTCTTGGATGCTTTCGTTGTTGCCCGCCGAAAGATGGACATCAAGACAATTTCAAAACTTCCCGGACCTGTAAAATAGGAGACTATCATGGCGACGACGCCCGAAATTGAAGCCTTTGACGCTATTTTTGACCTGACCAATCCCCTGTTGCCCCCGATGTTCGTCGAAGGTTTTGCCATCGTGCGCGGCAATCTGCTGGATAAGGCCC